ACACGCTGAATATCTCGCATAGCAGCGGCTTGTTGATCCAAAAGCTCTAGGAATTTTAACGCTTTTGCATTTTGTCCGCCCTGAGTAGTTAAAATATCGTTTGCAACACCTTGATTTCTTATTAGTGTTTGAACAATAGATTCTTGCACTAGCTTTTGATCAGCGGCAGCTTTTCCAATACCAAAGAATGTTTTTAAGCTCCGAGCGCCAAACTTAGCCAAATCAAGAGACAGCTTACCAATAATTGCCAAGAAAAGTCCAATGCCAGGACCTGTTAATACAGCACCGATTCCCTTCACAAGACCTTTGGCAAAATTAGAGCCAATATCATCTCCTTGTAAAAGATTACTTGCGCCTTCTAAGAAAGAATTGATTCCATCTAAAAGACCTTTAAGATTATCAGTTAATCCTAATTCTCCTAATATGCTTCCTAATTGCTTACCAGTATTAGCGACTTTACCAAGAACAGCATCTAAAGATTGATTTAATTTTTCATTAGCAATATAAGCTTCTTTTGTGGCACCAGCAGATTTTAGTGTGGCACCAGCAGCTATACTGTTTTGTTTATTTAAATCTCCGACGAGAGAAATTAATTGGTTAATTTGAAAAGTACCAGCTACATCTTTAAAGATGCCAGCTTTAGTAATCTGTCCAAGACCTTCTACATCATTAGCGAGATTTTGTAAAATTTGTCTAGCTGGAAGAAGATTATTTTGCAAATCTTTAACAGCAATGCCAAGATCACTTAATCGGTTAAGAGTGCTCGTGTCTTGTAATCGAGTAAAAATTGTTTTAAGGGCGTTACCAATAACCGCGCCACCGCGAGAAGTTTCTTGTTGAAGGGCGGTAATGATACCAGCAAGCTCATCAAAAGTAAGTCCAGCATTTTGTGCAACAGCAGCGCTTCGATTAAAACCCTCAATCAAATCAGCAGAGGAGACAGCGTAGGCTTGGTCAACAGCAGCTAATTTATTAATAATTTGAGTAGTCGATAATCCAGCTTTTGAGAAAGCATTAACAGCGGCAGTTAAACCATCAACTGATTTTGCAGCATCCAAACCAGTTAAACGAGTAAGAATAAGCGCATCTTGAGTTCTGCTTAAGGTATCTTCTAACGCCAAACCTTGTCGAGAAAACTCTAGAGCAGCTTTAGAAACTTCACTAAAGCTTTGACCCGTAGCTTTTGCAATGCTAAAAAGACCTTGACTAAGTTCTTTTGTTTTGCCTGTAAATTGATCACCAACAACAGAGATTGCGGTGATAGCCTTCTCTACTTCAATTGTGGAATTAACAAGACTTTTAAAAGCATTTGTTACGGCATTAACAACACCCACAGATGCGCCGAAAGCAAGAACGCGAGCATTTGCAGCATCAAGAGACTTTGTGAACTCATCTGCTTGACCAGTTAAACGACCAAGGGGTTGAGAAAGAGAGCTTAATGCTCTCGCACCATTTTGTCCACCTAAATTAATTCTAACAGAGTTAACAGCATTTTGAATTTGCTGTTGTAACTGAGTAGCGTTTTGAAGCTGTGCGTTAAGAGGGACATTTATAGCCATACCTTATTCCTTAAAAGGTTATTACACCTTTTGTCCCATAACTTCCATCATTTGTTCCATATTTAATTGCCCGTTATTTTTCTTTAATAATTCTGAAAGAGAAACTTTCTTGGCCTCTGGATCAACAAAATCCAAATCTTCTTTCTTTGCGCCAAAAAGAGCAGTGGCAGAATTGTCTTTTGCAGAGTTTGAAAGCTTCTCTTTGTTTCGGCTACTTTCAGCAAAATCAATAAGAGCTTTTGGGTCTTTGCGAATAGAGTCTGGGATTTTATCAACGTTTTGAAAAATATTTAAAAACATTCTGCCATAAGCAACAACTTTAAGTTGATATAGCGAAAATTTAATTAAAGGCTTGGCGAAAAAATCCCAAGGCTTTTCGCAGTGACTTAAATACAAGCTAAAACAATCTTGTAAAACAGCGTGCTGAATATTCTCGTCAGATAATTTATTCATGATCTGATAATAAGAGTTCATGAGCGACGAAAGCTCACTATCATCCAGTTCACCAAAGTCTTCATCTGAAAACAGTAATTTTGTAGCTTGTTCGTCGCTATATAAAAGATTTCTTAAAAAATCTTCATTGGATCGGTTATTCGCATACTCTGTGGCCGTTTTGCCCACAAGTTCTTTTTTCTGGCTTTTTAATTCAAGAAGCTTAAATTTTTCTTCATTAATTAATTTTTGATGACTTTCTTTTTGAGAAGGCAGCATGAGCTTGCTCTTTGTTTTTTCTAGATTTTGTATATAGCTTTCTAGTTCTAGAATTTTAGCTTCATCATCTTTTGTCCAAGTGCCATCTTTCTCTAGTCGCGCCAACACATCCTTTTCTTCTTGAATACCTTTTGCAATGGCTCGATTTTTATGTTGTTCAAAGTTCTTATTTAAGAACTCTTGGTCTTTTAATGAAAAATGGCGCAAAAACACGGTTTGACCTTTAAAATCAAACCGTGTGTATCCATCAAAAATCTCGTTAACAATCTCTATGTAAAAATTGTCATTCAAGACTTAGCTTTTTTCTTTTTTGGCGATTCTTCTTTTGGAGAGGGTTCTGAATCCCCTTTCTCTTCAAATAAACCGTCGAAATCTTCTTTATTGGCAGCTTGGTTATAGAACCAGAAAGCAGCAACATTAGAAACCTTTCGAGCAATTTCAAAATAAAGAGAGTCTTCTTGCTCTTCTTTTTGATAATAATCCTCAAGACGTTCTTCGAAATCTTCGCCAGAAAAATAAGGCTTAGGTTTTTCTTGGTCTTCTTTTTGAATGTAAGTAAGATTGATGATATACCACATAAGAAGACGATTCTGAGCCTTCATATCAGCAGTGTGATCAAAGAGAGACTGATAAGCCATTTCAGTCTTAACAATCTGATCACGAACCTGAGCCATTTCAAGAGAAAGAGCTTCGGTTTTCTTTTTGCGATTTTCGTCTGTCTTGTTGACGGTTTCGTTTTCAGTATATTCTCTCTGTAGTTCTAGAAGCTTTTGGTAATTTTGATAAAGAGTTTTCGCTTCTGTTTCGCTCATCAAGCCGCCAGTATCAGAATACTTTTTAACCAGCATTGCTTTTGTAAGAATGCCCTTTTTAACACAGCGGGACATTTCCACGCTATATTCCAAATCAGCTTCTTCGATTTGACGGCGCGAAGGCTTCTTGAGAAACACCTTGATGGGAGATTTCTCGCTTACTTTTTTAGTTACCTTTACTTCATTGCCTTGTTCGTCGTTTGAGACGGACTCAACAGGTTTCTCGACTGTTTCATAAACAGTAAAATTGTAGATGTCTTTGAATTCCATATTCCTTGTTATATATTAATCTTTAAAAACGAAACTTACAGTAAAATTATTTAATTCTGAATCTGAGGATCGCATAGTCTCATTGCCCAAATCTAGAATCTTTTTTCTCATATAAGACATTTTATCGTCATCAAAATAGTCTCCCATATTTAAAATAGAAGAATATTGTTCTGGCAAATTTTCACGCATTTTCTTATGGGCGTCATCGTGATCCCGTTTTAGCTCTTCCACAATTCTTAAAAATTGTTTAAAAAGATGCTTAGTGTTGTCATTATAGTGACGAGATAAGATTTTTTTTGCGTTCATGCCTTATACCTTTATTATAATAAAACAAAAAGTGTAAAAATAAATAACATGGCTGGATTTTTATCAGAAAACCAAAAAACTAACATCAAATCAATTATTGATCAAATCCACGACACTTTCGCTCGCGAGATTACTGTATTTAAAATTGGTCAAAGAACCGTGATCTCTTCTTCTCCCAATTACAACGCTCTTTATCGCCAACAGTCTTCTAATACAGCAACAACAGAAGTCTCACAAACTTTTCAAGCGCGAATCAAATATGTTGAGATGAATGAAACACTTTTACAAGATTCTCAATCGAGTTCCTCATATTCATCTGGCCAAGATAAAATTATTCTTCCTGCGGGAACTGTGAAAATTAAAGTAAATTTAGAAGGCTACGAATATGTTCGCGAAGCCAAGAGGGTTGAATTAGATGGGCGGCGTTTTTCCATCAAAAGCGATGGCAAACCTCTTGGCATGTTTGGCCCACAATATTATGAATTTATTTTAATCCCAATGGACGAATAATGGCAAAAAAAGCTTCTCTAAAATCTTTCGCAAAAGAATTGCAGAAATTCGTTGTTCGCGAAACTGTAAAGAAAAATCGTAAAGCTTTCCAGCAAAGGATCGTTTCTGCCTTTGAAAAAATCAAAAAAGAAATGATCGAAGAGTTTTTGGCGCATCCTGTTTCTGTTGAAATTCTTGGCGGACCAAACGCTGAAAATACCAGTGAAACTTTAGGAGGTTACGGCAATTTATTTTCATTCATTGGTTTTAATGAGGGAGATTCGCCACTTCAACCAATTATTGATTTCCTTGAATCAAGTAAAATAGAAAATAGTCGAGATACTGAATCTGGGTTTTTAATGAAGATTTTTTTACCCTCAAAAGAGGAGGTTTTTTCTGTTACGCCCATGCCTTGGGCTAATGGCCGCTCTTGGGCAGAAGGCATAGAACGAGGCATATCTGGTTTTGGCTATTATCTAAATACAGACTCAAATTTAAGTCGTTCTAGTGCAGGCATTCAAGCGCAAAGTGTAATTAGAAAAGGTAAGTTTAAAAATACTTCATATATTTCTGCGCTATTAAATAAATATACCAAAAAATTCCAGCAAATCGACAAAAGTATCGCGCTTACGAGCATTCTATGATTCCTCAATTTCAACATAAACTATCATCGTCTTTTCTCTTGTGGTTTGATAATTATTTATTAACCAAAGGTCAAGCATACACCAATACTACTGGTCGTTTTTATTATTATGAAGATGAAAGAATTCCTAGCGCATACAAAGTATTTGGCAGCCCATACAAACAATGGGTTTCCGACTACTCTATCACTGGTGCAACAATTCCTTCTGGAGTTTTTGTTAACGGGTCGTTTTCTGGCCGCGCTACTGGAACAAACAATGCAACAAGCTCAAGAATTCTTGATTTTGAGAATGGCCGCACTTTAATCAGTGGCACTGCAACTGGAGCAGTTGTTACAGGAGCTTTTGCCACCAAGGATTTTAATGTTTACTATACCAATGAAACAGAGGAAGACTTATTGATTGAAAATAAATTCATTCCGCAAAGCAAAATAGGCACAAATCTGAGTCCCACATACATTCAACCATACGATCAGGTTGTTCCTGCAATCTATATTTGCAACGCTGCGTTTGAGAATAAGCCATTTGCTTTTGGAGGCATGGATCAAACAACCACCAATTTAAATGCTGTGGTTATTGCTGAAAATCCATATCAACTTGATGGAGTTTTATCTATTTTTGCTGATTCAAGAAATGAAAGCATTGTGGATATTCCTTTCGACAATTATCCTTTTACTGAATATGGAGATTTAAAAAGCGGCTACTATAATTATCAGAATTTAAAAACTCAATACCAAAACAATAATAAATATTTTATTGAAAGAGTTAAAACATCCAAAATGAACGACAAGCCAAGAAAGTCACTGGTTAATGACTTGTATGTTGGATTCATTGATTTTGATGTGTCTATCATGAGGTATCCTAGAATATAGTTCTCATTCTTATTATTTAAATGTAAATAAAACAAACTTTCTATTTATGGCAAGAAATCGCGTAATCTATCAATCCGAAGGGCTGTTTGTAAGCAGCGGACTCTCATCTAAAACTGCTGCTGAACATAAGCAGCTAAAACGTGTGCAAAGCGCTAACTATAGCTTTGAAATCACTCGTCAAGACGTAAACCAATTTGGGCAGCTTGCTCGTATTGATGCTCTTGTGCTACAGTCTCCGACTGTCAGCTTGGACTTCTCATACTATCTCGCTGATGGATTCAATGAATCTGCTCTTGGTTTCTACATGCAAGGAACTGGTGGTTCTGCTGGTCCAACCACTTCTGGTAACTTTGCCTCTGGTCAGATGATTAGTTCTTCTGGCAGAAACTTCTTTATCGTAACTGATTCAGAAGGTATCGACCTTAACAACAATACTGGCACTACTGCTTATAGCGGCAAAGGCGTGATTGGTATTGGTAATGGTTTCATTACTGACTATACTCTCAATGCTGCTGTTGGCGATCTTCCAACCATTTCTGTATCTGTTGAAGGTCTTGGTTTCAACGCCTCTAGCTATGTCATGAGCGGTGCTGTTACTGGCTTTAATACTCCAGCTATTAATCCTGCTTCTGGAACAAAGCTCTTCACTGCAACTAGCGACTATGTTCAACTACCAGCACCTTCTACTGGTGACGGCGTAACTGCTCTTCGCCCTGGCGATATTACTCTTAGCTTCGGTGGATTCACTGGCACTGGTGGTACTCCAACTTCAACAATTGACGGTTCTTCTGATGCTATCAACATTCAAAGCGTTAGTCTTTCTCTTCCAATGAGCCGCACTCCAATTGAGCGTCTTGGTAGCCGTTTCGCGTTCGCTCGCGTAACTGACTTCCCTGTAACCGCCACAATGAGTGTCAATGCTCTTGTGAATGAAATTCAAGCTCGTAACCTTGCTGACATGATTGACGATAGCACTGAAAGAGACATTACTCTCACCATTAATGCTCCTGGAACTTCTACTCCTGCTGTGCGATATACTTTTAGAGGCGCTCGTCTCGATAGCGAAAGCTACTCTTCTGACATTGGTTCTAATAAGAGTGTTGATCTTAGTTTCTCCACTCAAATTGGTGGTCCTAACGATCCAATTCGTGGTATTTACTTCTCTGGCGCTTCTGCTAGAGCGTTCTAATATGTAACGCAAAAAAACCCCGCTCGAAAGAGCGGGGTTTTTTATTGTCTAAATTTATCTTACAAGTAACCTCCAGGATAGTAGGCGTATGGAAGTCCATAGTAATATCCACTACCAGACTGATAGGAGGCTTCAATACCGCCAAGTTGACGAGGCTCTGCCTTGTAGCTATTGTAGGCGTAAACAAGGTCTTTAAGCTTCTGTTGAGAGTCTGTAGCTAAACCACGATAAACTTTACTCACTTCGTTGCGATTAACGAATGTGATTGAATTGTCGCCGTCAGAAACAGAAAGAATATTGTCGCCATTATTACTAGACGCCAAGATGCCACGAAGAGCATTTCTAGCTTGGCGAGAATAAAAATTGCTTAAATAAATCTCTTTAAAAATAGACTTCTCTTCTTCTCCCAAAGAGGGATCGGAACCGCTAAAATTTGTATAAAGCAAGTTGTTAAGGAGTCCTAAATTAGTGGAAAACCAACCGCTGATTTGGGTAAAAGTGGTTGTGCCAGTTTCAGAACCAAACTCAACAGAGAAAACTTCTTGGGCTAAATCAGAATATACACTCATTAAAATTCTCCTAAGATTTTAAGGGTTTTTTGATGTTGTGGATTATTCGGGTCTAACTGAATACTCTTTGTGGAGAGCGGAAGCATTTTGCCCGTAGCGTTTAGATTGTAACTTCTAAACTGCTTTGCTAGAGCCTTTTTTAATTGAGGTTTTTGAAGATATGGGCTAAGGCCAACACGCATAGCTAGTGATTGCATTTCAGCATAATTCATTTCGGCCAAGCGCTCTTCAAAGATTTCGGCACTGGTAGTCTTAAACGGATTGACTTCCTGAACGCCAAGAATCTTTTCTAGCTTTAAAACTTTTTCCTTGTATTCTTTGCCGTTAATATGTTCAATGCTGTTTAATTCGTCTTTTAGATTCATATATAATAATACAGTTAAACTTTTAAAAATAAACAAAAAAAAGGGACTGCTCTTTCGAGCAGTCCCCTGATTTTTAGGGTGATTAGACAATCACACCGAGGATAGCACGGTTGTCAAGAACCATACGGCCTTCTTCGAGAGAACCGAAGTAGCCAATCTTGTTCTGACGGATGCTGTATTGGTCGTCAGCGATGAGGGCGAACTCAGAACCGCTTTCGCTGTCGATGGCAGTGGCGCGGATGAGAGACTCACGACCACGGTCAAGACCAACGGCGATTTCTTGAGTAGCTGGATCAAAGGTGCCGCCATAAACAGTGTCGAAGATGGTGTTATACTTTTGATTTTCGCCGAACTCATTGATTACCATGAGGGAAACACCATAGAACTCTGGAAGACCAGCGGAGTTGTATAGAGCCATACGCATTTCATCAGGAGCAGCAATACCGTTTGAGCGGTAGTCGGAACTGCCTAGAGCAGCAGCGCCAGCACCCTTGGTGTTAATGGGGTTGTAAGCCATCGCACGGATAGAGTTTTCCAACTCAGGGCTGATGATGAGATCAGTGATGCCACGAGCATTAGCAGCGCCTTCTGGAGTACCCTTAGAGAAGGAGGTGTTGATGCGGCGAGCGCGGGTGATGAGGTTATTGAAGTCTTGTAGCAAGAAGCTGCCAGCAGTGGTAGCATCAATGATGTGTGACAAACCGTTAGTGGTAGCGTTGGCAAGAGCAGTCATAAGAAGGTTGGCGCTGGTGCGCTCCTGCTTAAGAAGGATTTCTTGAGCCATGCGAGTGAAGGTTTTGCTAACTACGTCCATGCGGCTCTTGGCTGCATAGCGACGGTCGAAGCTAAGAGCAGAGTCGAGAGTGTAGGTAGCAATCTTCATTTCAGAAACAGTCGGAAGGACTTGGTTCTGTGGAAGACCACCAGCAACGCTTTGGCTGTAAACAGTGATATAGTCCTCGTCGGAAATATCATAGTAAAGGTCAAGCGGGATGGAAGGATTGTCGTCAGCATTGAACTGAAGCTGAGTAAAGAGATTACTAAGAGTCGGAGCATTGTTGATGACTTCGGCTAGAACGGGGCCAATGAACTCAGCAAGAGCTACTTGAGCTTCGTAAGCGACCTGACGGTTGCGTGAAGCCATAGCCTTGATTAGTTCGATTTGTTCTGGAGTTCTTTTGAGAGAGATTTTCATATTAAATTGTTTCCTCCTTGGTTAAGATTACATGCGAAGACCGATCACGGCGAAGTTGCCAGCGAATTGATCTGTGGTGGATTGAGAAGTGCGGGAGCCAGTGCCAAGGACAAGACCAAGCTTGCCAGCGTCGGAATGAGCGCAGCCAGTGACTTTACCAGCGTTGCAGAAAGCTTAAAGCCGCTGCCAACAGTGAGAGTGCCATCAATAGCATTAGCGCCAACAGAGAACATACCGCGAGTGGCAACTGGAACAGCTTGTCCAGGAAGCACGCACATAAGTTCTTCGGCCTTTTGGCGATAGTAAAGAAGCTTTTCACCGTTTTCGTCAGTCTTTGCAGTCTGGCGAAGAGTGATGCCGAGGCAGTTGGTGGTGTCGCCAGAGGCGGCAGGAGTAACCTTGAGGTTAACGGATGGGTAGCTGTTAGCGCCAACAAACGGATAGTCGGTTTTGCCGAGGTAGCTGTTGGTAGCGTAGCTTACGGGGTCTAGGTCAAAGTTTCCAGCGGAAACCTTAACAAAAACACCAGCGTCACCACTGCCAACGCCAGTTACGGATTCGTTGACGGCAGCATCAGCTAGTGCGTACATATTGATGACATCTTGATCATCATATTGACGGAATGGGAGTAGTCTGGTAGCCATATTGTGTAGTTAAATTAGGAAATTAAAATGTTTTCGCGAGAAAATGCAGAGGCAAATTTTTCTTTGAGGCTCTTATTTTCTTGGGAAGTTTCTCCGTTGTTATTCGGGATAGTTTTTTCAGCAGAAGCCTTGGCTTTTTCAAGAGCTTCTTCTGCGAGTTCAGCTTCGGTCTTTGTGGAAGCGGTGGATTTGTTAAGTTCGCTTAGGCGCTTTTCAACTTCAGCAGTGATCTTAGCCTCTGCTTCTTCGGCAATGCGAGCAAGAACTTCTTTATTCTTGTGCTTGAGAACAACTGAAAGCTTTTCTTGATAAGCAGCGAAAGCTTCGTCAGAAGAATCAACTTCTTTAAGTTCGGAAGCGATTACTTTGCGATCTTCGTCTTCAAGAGAATAAACCTCGTCAATGTTTGACATGCGAGCGTTAAAGCGGGCCAAAGCTTTTTCAGCTTCTTGAGCAGCTTCAATTTCTTGAAGCTTCACTTTTGCGTCAGACAAGTCTTTTTGAAGAGTTTCGACAGAAGCCAAAAGTTCTTTGGCTTTGGTTTCGGAAGCTTCTTTCTCAGTTTTAGCAGAGCGATACTCTTCGTCTTTTTGACGAATTGCATCAGCAAAAGTGCTTGTCATGCTGGCGATAGCTTCTTCCGAAATTTTCTTCTCTGTAAGAGAAGCTTTGAGTTCTGAAAGGAATGATTCTAAATCCATAGATTTTTTAATGTTTACATCTTCGATTTTAAATTGGGAAATATTTTTTGTATTCATTGCAAATACTTTCTTGTCTCTTGGGTCTTTGAATGAGACGTTTTCTTCTGGAGGATTGCCATTATCGAGCAACAAGCCTTTAACATTGGCGGCTGGATTTGCTGTGAAACCAATACCAAGAGGATAAACTGAACCCTTTACCAAGCGATAGATTTTGGAACCATCTTCCATTTTTCCGTTACCGCCGTAAGCGCGAAGCTTGCCCTTGAGTTCGTCAATATGTTTGGGATTTGAAATGATTTCAGCCTCTTTTAAATTTGTGCTTCCAACAGCTAAAACATATTCATTAAATCCAAGCTCCCAGCTTGCAGAAATTGTATTGAAAAGATTGCTGCTTTCACTAGTTGATTTGTAAATCAAATCAGTAAATTTAGGATCAACAAGTTTATAGATTACCGCGCCCAAGGCTAGATTAACTAAACCATTTGTTTCAATAACTTCCTGATTATTTAGGGGAACATTTTCGCCCCAAGAATTAAAACCAGCCGAAACAATATGACCCACAATTTGTTTCTTATTGTGCTCAATATTTGTTGGTTTATGGATAAAGTATGGCGCGATTTGAACGGCAGTTTGAGAGTCAATGCCGTCATCGTTGCGATTGAATTGGTTCACAACAGCGGCGTCAAAAGCCACTCCCATGAGGTCAATATTTTTGCCCAAGTCAATGCTTTGACTAGGCAGCAGGCTCTTAAGATTCTCTAGCGAAGCTGTTGAAATAAAAGAGTTTTCGCCAATTTTGCACTGGCGAATAGAAACATCAAATTCTGTTTTATATTTAAAATTCATATTATAAATCTACAGTGTTTCTCCAAGCTTCTTTGGTTTCTTTTAATTCGTCTTCTCTTGTTTCGTTTTTTTCGTGCAACTCCCATTTGCGAAGCTGCTCTACAGTGAGAATTTTAACAGAATTAGCTGAGGTTTTTGGCTTTTCGCGATACTCCATCTTGTCACCTTTTTTGGCGGCAGATTTTGACTCTTGCATCTTTTTCTTTTCCAATTCTTTTAAGTATTCTCTGTCATCCTTTAAATCTTTTTTTTCAAGCTCTAATTCGAACTCGTCTTCTTTAATGTCTTTTTTCTCAAGCTTGATTTTTTCTTTAAGAGTTTTGCCTTTCTCTTCATCCTCTTCTTCTTCCTCTTCGTCCTCCTCTTCTTTTTTGATTTCTTCAAGATCGTCTTCTTCATCTTCGGCCATGATCTTTTCTTTCATTCTTTCAAATGAGACAGCGCAAGACATAGCAGCTTCACGATCTGTTTTACCAGAGCTTTCGGAGATGCATTTAGCCATGAACTTCTTGTAAGAAGCTTTTTCTTTATCGCTCATCTTTTTTTCCGCAATTGAGATTTCAATTGTGGAACCATTAATGACAACTGTTTTTTCGAGAGGAATTGGAACTTCGTTAGGACTCATTTGTGCGACTATGATGTAGGATGGCTGCTGAATAAAAATCTAATTTGTGAGATTCGGCAATCTCAGAAACTTCATCGAGAAGACCCAAAGACTCTATTACATTAAAGTCTTTTACACATTCAAGAGCTTTATTTTCCCAATCATTTTTTTCATGAGCACAGATAATCTTTTTGCAAAGCTCTTCAATAGCAGAGTTTTGCTGCTTGCTTAATCTCTTAACGCCCAAGTTTTCTTTGGTTTGAGCTTTTACGTCATTTTCAAAAGCTTCGATTTCGTAAACAATCTCTTGAATATTTTTGCGCGAGAAATTGGCTTCTGTAATTGCTCCTTGTGGACGACCAGCAGATTTAGGTGTTTGATTTGTTTCTTGTCCGTTGGCATCTGCAATAACTGGCACACCGCCAACAAGCGGGTTGTAGAAGCCTTTCTCGCGATCATTAACAAAACTCTGTTGCGCTGGAGCAATCTCTTCAGCCTGTGGGAATCTACCAGTATTAAAGACTGTAAGACCTTGCTGCGGAGTGATAACTCCAAGTTCCATTAGGCGTGTAGTAACGCGAAGAAGTTGAGTATTGTCTTTGAAATCAATCTCTTTGAAACGAGCCTCTGGATAAGAGCGGAAGCCAAGAGCTTTTGAAATTCTCTTGATTTCTGGCTGTAAAAATTCATTTAAAAATGCTTGACGACTTTCTTTAAGTCGATCAATAAACATGTCAATTTTTGTGGCAATGTTGCCATATTTATCATCGCCAAAGAAAATATTTTGCAAGCCTTGTTCAATATCTTTATTTAGTGTTTCGTATTTGGCTGGTCCAAGAACTTTGTTAAGGTCTGGAATAACGAAATTAGCCTCTGTTGTGTAATCTGAGATGAGCACTCTTCCAACGGATTCGTTGCGGAAGAGGTCTTGCATGGCTTGGAGATTGTGGTGGTTAATTCCTCCTTTATCGGGCGGTGCGCCCATGGTGATAAGTAGAATGACATTCTCAACGGTTCTTGTGATTGCTTGGTCCATTTTCTTGAGTTCAAGCTTGGCATTGATGTCTTGAAGAACAGGAAAACCGAAAGGAATAGCGAAAGGTTCATAGTCTTGTTTTTTGTAAAATGCGAAATGTAGTTTTTCTGGATTGATTTTCATTTTCAAACCATTCTTAGCAAATCCGCCTTTTTGAATATTTTTTCGGTCTGCTTCTGGGAAAGAGTTTAACAACTCAACGTCCTCTTCGGATTGTGGGCTGCGGAGTCTTTCTAAATCATATTCAGAAAGAACCTTTTCGTAACTTGCTGCTTTAAAAGTTGTCACGCGCTTGGCAACAATGTCAAAAGGATTTAAAAGAATATATTTGAGAGGAATCTGGTTTCTGATTTCTGCACCTTCTTCTGCGTACATGGTGGAGAGTTTTTTAAAGTCCTCTAAATCAAATTTACCATCAACTCTGTAGATGAAGATGTTGCCGCTGCGATAGTATTCGCGGAAAAACTGGTCTTTCAAATCCCATACGCGAATCTTGCGCATCCAGCGATAAAAGAAGTCTTTCGCTTTATCTGTGCCGCCTTCAAAAAAGATTTCGCCATTGGAAAATTCTGACATTAAATCAATAGCATTGCGGAAAATAGGAACATTGGCGTAGGCTTTTTGACATAGCTCAATTGCCTCACGAACGTAAACACCGTCATTAGAAAAACTATAAGGCAGCATGCCAGCACGAATACTGCTGTAGCGATCAAAAGTCGGAGCAAGAGCCGCACGATTAACTCTGCTAGAAGTTGCATCTGTTCTACTCAAGCCTTCTCTGGAGGCTTTTGCAAATTGAACTACGGAAGCATCAGAAGTGTAAAATGGTTCACCAGCCGAAACAGGCTCAGCGTTGGCAGTAATTGTTGATTGAAAGTTCGGAAGAGACTTTTGATTGAACTTTGACCAATATGAAGATTTTTTTGTATAGGAACGCGGCATTAATTTATATTACACGCGATTCTTACAAATCCCACTTTCAAAGTCACTTTAGACAAAAAATGGAGCGAATGTAGCTTTTGTATCATCCGCTTTAAAATTCATCATATCAAAGTAGGTTTGAACCATCCAGTTACCCAAAACCAAAGCAGAGTAAGAGTCGCGCCGAGCTTTATCTGCCCCATTTTGTCTCTTTAAATTTGATGGCAGGTCGAAAGACTGTGTGCCTTGACTAGTTGTTGAAACTTGGATAAGGGCGCACTCAGCCTTGGTCAAATCAATCATATCTTTCTGGTGCTCGATAAAATCAATCATTTTTGCGGCTGTATTCTTTTCATCCGCATCTGCTACTCTCAAGAACCTGATTTGATCAATAGGAATGCTCTTGCCTCTTTGGCGTTGATAGTCATCATTAACTGCGCTACAAGCAAACCAAATTTTCTTATGATCAAAAGAAGACTGTAATGATTCGTTTGCAAACCGAATCCACTGAGAAGTTGGACGGCGAAGGTGGCATATTTTTTTAGACGATAAGTTGTATTGATTGCGAGCTTCGCGCAAAGATGCGTCGTAGTTTTGAACGTCGTCAAAGTCTGCATCAAAACAGTCTATTTTTAAATCATTACTTTTGAACAGGTCGCTTTCGTTGCAAGCGTTTAGGAATTGCACGCCACCATTATAGTCACCAACAACACAAACAATATTGAAGCTTGTTAAGAGATAATAAAAATAAAAAATATGATCTTTTAGGCGAGTGCCAGAAATAGCATAGCTATGAACAACTGTGCCTGTTCGCTTTTCTTTATTGATTTTAATAACATGCATGCCAAAGTCGTCAGAGCTTTCGCTTTCGGACCAAGATGGGTCAAAAGATAAAATATATTCATCATTTGGTTCGCCAGCAACTTCCACACATTGACCCTGACCATCTTCAATGGTGCAAGCTGCCATTTTACTAACTTTAAAATAACCGCTGGAATCATCAGTAAATATTGAGCCAAACTCGCGATCAAACTGAGACTGACTCAAGGTTGATTTTGCTTGTTGAATCAAAGACTGATCGTATAACTGAGTTGGCGCACAGTCATAACTCAAGTGCATGATAACACGATGCGCCACATCACTTTTCTCAGGATTGAGAATGAGATGCTCGTATTGCTGATATAATTTATATAAATATTCGAATTTATAAGAAGCAGAAGAAAGACCAATGATTTTATTATTTGGCCATTGGGTGCGATCTTCTTCTTGCATTTTGCCCGCTTCAATCAATTGGGTTTCTAGATTATAAATTTCCTGACGTTCTGTGGGGTTTTCCACAACAGACAAGAAAGGTAAAATAACTTCATTAAAGATTCGTTCTGGCATGAGCAAGAACTCATCAATAATCATTCTTTGAAAGCGGAAGCCGCGCAGTTTTTCTCCATCACCAAGAGGCAGCGCAGTGATTTTGCTGCGACCAATTTCCATAACCCACTGATCATTATTTTTAGAAACTCTTGTGACTGCCTCTGCGAACATGGATGCTTTTGGAGTTTTCATAATGTCTTCAATCTTGCTGAAGATCATTCGACTCTGACGAAAGCTTTTGGATATGATGCCAATATGCACTCCTTGATGCAGAACAGCATCTAAAGCAGCGAATAAGCCTGTTGTAAACGACTTTGATTGTCCGCGTGAGTTATGATGAACAATGCCATTTCCAATATAACATTCTTCATTATCTACAGTTATATCAATAGATTCGACTTCGCATTCATTAATAAATTTAACAGGACTAAAAACTACGCCTTCTTCTTTAATGCTATTGATAATGGCTTGGTTTTTATGAGATAGATTTTTTAATTTATCAAACTCATTTTGAGAAAATGAATTTGCCCAAGAACCTTTCTTGCCAACTACTTTTTCAAAGGGGCCGTCTGTTTTTAATAAGCTAGGCAGCTCAGGAACTAATTTATTTTGATAATTTCTAGTTTTAGAGCGCTCTAAGCTTTTGGCTAAATTATTTTTTTTATGACTAACAATAAAGTCAATTTCTGTTTGAAAAGTTTTTAAACTATTAAAATCATTCGATAGAACTAGATCGTAATATTTAACTCCTTTGTTTTCTCCAGATAATCTTACACAAGATTCGACGCCGAGATTGTTTAACAGCATTTTAACTTGCCGAAGTAGTTGTAAAGAAGTATTTTTTAATCCAATTTTACTACCTCCTTCTTGATAAGAAGCGTAACCATCCGCATCAAATAATCCGCCGATCAAAGCGCAGATTTCCTTTTTAGAAGCGGTTAATAGCTGGTCGCAAATAATTTTATTAGCAGATTTTAAGGAAATATCCCAACCAATAGATTCGATCCATTTTATAAACTCGCGATTAAAAATTGCATATTCATAAAAATTAAGATTAGAGCTTCTTTGGCGAGCGTAGCTTTTTAAATTATTGTCTTGTATAAATTTTAAAATAGTTTCATGAACCTCAATATGTTCGCTGCAATAATGCATTCCGTAACCATCTTTGGAAACGTATCCATCTCCTAAGACATAACCTAATAAATAAAATAAATGCGCATTATTTTTATAACCGCTGTTTTTTAAAATATCATTGTCTCCCCAAATATTTGTTCCTAATTTAACGGGTACTTGATCGCCAATTTTTAAATCTTCAATCTTTTTAAAGTCAAATTGTCCAGCGTTATATGTCAAAACCTTATGCCCCTTTTTAGCTTTAAAGGAGTCTCCAGATTTTAAAATAATTTCAAGTCCAAGCTGGTTTGGATTTTCCCATTTATCTAAAACTTTATTTAACCCTTTTCTAGATCGTACTTCGTCTCCGATATTAATGTCTTTGATTTTTTTAAATCCCTCGGAAGTTAAAACGTATTCATTTTTTTCTAAACACCAAACCCCCAAAAAGTAATCTGTGAGCATCATGGACTTGATCGCCATGTGCTGAAATGGAAACAATTTAATACCAGTCAATAGTTCGCAAGTGAAAGACGGATTCTCCTTGAGAAACTTGTACAGCATGATCTTAGCTTCTCTCTCTTCTAAAAAGCCTTTTGCATCAAGAATTTCTTGATTAATATTTAGAAAGTGTTTTCTTCTTTTTTGATTGCCTTCAGTCCAAGCCATTTAATAATCCTCCGTTGATATAAAATTGTAAATCTACGTTCCAAAGCTTTTTGCCATGAACCAAAAGAAGAGGAATAAGTTTTTCACTGTTCTTGCGATTACTGGAGAATACAAACTGGCAGCAGTCTTTAAATTCTATTTGCAAAGCTCTCATGTTGTGGTAGATGTAAGCAAGATTGCTCTTGTGAGAGTTTTTGCCATTGTTTTTCTGTATCTGTTCAAAGTCGCTTTCCACAACCACAAAAATGAAAGACTCTTGCTCACGCGCACGCGAGAGTTCGCGCTTAAATCGTTCCAAGTTATCTTCGCTCACTGTGGATTTAAAGTCTGATTCAGACTTGCGATCAACAAACGTATAATTAAAATACTTTGGCTCAACACAGTAATCTCCCAAATCCAGCTTTAGAAATTCACTATTCTGAAAGGACAAAGGCTGCTGCTCTCGCGTGTCAATAAAAATTTTTGGGTTTGAATGAGTGAGACATTCTTTTGAAAACTTATCGCCAAACATAAGCTTGGAGCCGCAACTCTCAGTTGCCGCAGAGTAACTGCCAAAAAACTTTTTAAAAATCGAAATGCTTGGCAAACCATAACTATTTAAGATAACTTCGCATGGCGCAAATCCATCTTTAGTTTTAGAACAAAGCATGTCTAAAAGAATCATGCAAACTCCCAAATCTTTAGAGTGCTGTTGGTTGAAAAATTTATCCTGATTCTCATTGCTGAGAAAATAAGTTTGAAAATATTGCTCTTTGTTTTTAAAAGGCAATAAATCGCCAGTAAGCAAGTCTCTGCGTTCAAAATGCTTTACATAATAATCATGCAAGAACATGTCATGCTTTTTAATGTGAGCATGAAGACTGCGTTCTGAATCGAACCTTTGTTGACATTCTAAACAATTAAATAACATCTTCTTTTGAAACACCAAGAACTCTCGCTTTCCATTCGCCCATGCTTTCTAGTCTATTAGCTTCTTCGCTAACCACCTTCTTTTGCATCTCCGCGATTTTCACCATGTTTTTGCGCTCTTCTTCATCTTGAAATAACTGAACCAAAGAAATAATTGATGCATTTTCTTTGTATTTATTTTTCATTCTTTCGGCGCGATCACCTTGCAGTTTTTTGGTGAGATTTTCAATGCGGCCTTCGCATTGATGATACTCACTAGACTTTGCCTTAATAATTTCAGCAAGTCTAACAGTCATGTCTTGCTGATCATCAATTTCATCAAATTGATCATTCAGCTTGTTCAAGTGCTTGCCAACAACTTCCAAGTTAATGATTTCTTTGCACACGTTCATGTAAAGATTTAATTCATCAGAGGATAGGTCTGGCTTGTCCCAAGTTAAACGAATAAATTCTTCTTCAAAGAGCACGCGATCTTTTTGTGACAAGTAATTATTCATGATTGTCACGAAACGAGAATTAGAAAGATTAATGGTGAGCTTATCAACACAAATCTTATATTGGCGAGAAATTTTATTTTCGTCTAAAGTTAGACCTGTAGCATCATTTATCTTTTTTAAGACGCGACTAGAAGCTTTTGGCGGAATGTATTCTGTGAGCAATGCGGACTCAGAATTGCCAACAAGATCAGGATTCACTAGTCTAATGTAGTCAAGAATCGCTCTCTGTTCCATGCCAAGCTTTTTAACTTCTCGGTCTTGGAAAATTAATTCAGCAATGCGAAACGTTGATGTTCCAGCTTGAGTTTGCAAAAGAGCAAACTCTTTTTGAGAATCAGTCAACTCAATGCTTTCATTTTTTTCTTTTTTAGTTGTTGTGAAAGAGTAATTATTATCAATTAAAAATTGTCTAACTAAACGACCTTCTTTTTTACGACCATCAAGAGACTGGTCATTAAAACAACGCTTCGTCAACTCATTTAAATCAGTAATTGTTAAATAGTTTTGACGGATAAAATCTTTTTGTTCTTCCGTTAAAGGATTCATAGAATATCTTTATTTTTTAGAATCTCAATCGCCTTGTCCCTAAAGAGCTTTTTAAGATTTTTAATTTGTTTATAGCCAATTTTGCGATTCTTCTCGCTGCTGCGGTAGCCTAAAAATTTTGCCACTTCTTCGTCAGACGCCTTTTCAAAGAAAAGCATTTCATAAGCGCGAAAATAATTTTCAGATAAAATCTTTTTCATTTCAATGTTTAGCAAAGAAATGGATTGAGAAAAGTCCACTTGATCCCACGAAATTTCCTCAACTTCTCTTGAGTGGTTTTCTAATTCAAGAGGAAGTTTAATGTTGTAGCCGTGCCGTTTGCCCTTCTCCCAAACTGCGTATTTTTCACAAGAAGAGTCTTGAGTTCCGCTAATATTTAAATTGCAAAAATCATCGCCCAAATTATGAGGACAATTCACGCATGGTTTTACATAGTTTGTGTAATTGTTCCTGATTAAATTACGAATTTGATTCGTGATGATTCTGGAAACCCAAGGCTCCAAGGGTTTTGTTTGGTCCCACATGTGCCATTTTTTAAACACATGCATTTTTATAATCTGCTCAACGTCTTCAAAAGACATCCATTTTAACACGTTAAGCTGCCATTTGTTTCGGCGCTTACGAATTTCAACTTCAATGATTGGAAGCCTGTCCTCGAAAAGAATTTTTTTACGTCTTGGCATTTTTGTCTTTAAGTTGAGCTAAAGACATTGGACTCCTCTTTCGAGAAAAGGTTTTTGGCTGACCAAAAAGCTCGCCTAATTGATAACTTCTATTTGTAGAATCATTTTCAATTTCATAAGCCAAGGATGAGATGGAGGGAAGCTCATCAGAGTTAGAAAACTCTTCTGAGTCTTCATCTTCCTCAAAATCGTCTCTTGCCTTATTAGGTGCAGAAATCTTTTTTGCAACAGAGCCGTTTAATGATGTACCACATTTTCCGCAAAAATTTGGCGGAGAGACTGTGTAAGTCATTTTATTGCCGCATTGAGTACAGAATGAAAAAGCCATGTTATTTATTAGATTTAAGTTCTTTTTTAATTTCGTCGGTGTCTCGCTTTATATATTCAAGTTTAGTATTGATCAATTCAACTATTGATTGAATTTTTTGATCAAGCATTTTGTTTTTTGATTCAACTTCGACTACTCTCTCATCAAGAATTTTTAAATCTACTACAGACGCATAATTACTGTTAAGCCACAAAACAAGAACGCCCACAACAACTAATATAGTGCTTTTGATGGCTTCGAACCAATCAAGGCTAATTTTATTTGTTGCGGGCTTTTCTGGCATATTTTAATTTACACTTTTTTATCCATACTTTCGATTTTTTCAACAATGAATTTAAGAATTTCGCTGCGGAAAATGTCGCTTTTGTCAAATTTAAAAACATGAATACCTTTTGCTCGACTTTCTTCATTATCGAAGCATTCAATAAATTGTGCAAAACCGCTATTGCGAATATCGCTTTGCATAAGATCGCCAGAGAAGAAAATCTTGGCATTCTCGCCAACGCGAGTAACAAGCGTTACAAGCTCTTTTTTAGAGAAGTTTTGGCACTCATCACAAACAACAACTTTATTTTGCCAGCTTGAGCCGCGCACAAAATTTACTGGCATGGCATTAATAACGCCATCTTTACGCAAGGACACCATTGTTGGCGCTGTGATGATTTCGTCCATCTTGTCTTCAAGAGGAAGCAAGAAAGGCAAGAACTTCTCATCCACAGTGCCTGGCAAGCTGCCCAAGCCCTTGTCACCGCTCTCTGCAATGCTGCGAATATATGTTAAGTCCCAATCTCTGTTTGATGCTAAAAGATTCAAGGCAGAATAAACGCTCAGGTAAGTTTTCGCACTTCCTGCTGGCCCCGCTATAAATACTATTTTTGTTTCGGGATTTAAACAGATTTCTAGCAGTTGTTTTTGTTTTTCGGAAAATTTAAATTTCCGCTGTTTGAATTCGACTTTACGTTCAATCGAACCGATTTCGAGAGAACCCTCTGAAGACTTTTTAGATTTGGCCATTCAGATTATATTACACTTTAATAAATATTTTCTCTGATTGTTACTGAACCATTTAAAGAATTTCCTTGCTGCTGAGTGAGTGATTGACTAGTGATTTTGCCGCTAACATCAATAGCAAAAACATAATTGCTGCGAGGATCAAAAGAATCTCCAGTAATAAAATACCTAAAAGGAGAAAACCTAAAACTCACAAAAGAACCATCGCCGCTGCCATTAAAATCAATAATTTGTCCCACATTTTCGCCCTCAATGGTGACTGTGCGCTCAACGCTGTTTAAAAGAACTCTCTCTGGTGTTTTGTAGCCAATGGTATAAACAGGCGTGCGAGAGCAGGAAACGTTGATTTGAGCGCTCTTCTTGCTTTGAGGTAGTGGCTCTAGGTTGCCAGTGATGCCCACTGCTAAAGCGTGCAAAGAATCAAAATAAGCTCCTGTGCCAGCTTGCTTCAAAAGATTTGGCGCATTTGCCATGCCAGTAAAGGTTACTCCCTCAATTGTGTCAACATCGTAACTATTAAAGTCGGCGCTAAAAATGATTGGCTGATAGGGAGTAACTTGAATCGAGTAGGAATTAAGGTGACAGTCTTTAAACAAGAAATTGCCAACTCTAATCTGATGTCCTGTTTGAAATTCGCCAGTGAGTGCCAAAACTCCTGTTTGAGAAATTTTGCGAGAATTCGCGTTCTCCCCAATCATGGGAAACCAAGAAAAAGAAACTTTGGCAGCTAATGGAGCTGTGGGGGCAAAATCGTTTCTAATGGGAGTTTTGCCCAAATATTTTCGCGGCTCTAGAGATGTGTCAAAATTTATGCTCACTTCATTTGCTGCCATCAAGTCACTGTTTGTGCTTGCTGTGGAAGGAGCTTGGTTAGCAGCGTTGAAATTTGCGAAAACGGGAACGTTTGTGTATTTAATGAATTTTGACATTGACCTCTTTTTTTCTTATGATAAATTACACCAATGAGCAAAATATTAGAAAAATGCGTGGAAATAACAAGAGGACTAAAGCCAAACAAACAGAATGGCCGCAGTTTTCATACAACTTTTATTCTTCACAAGAGTCGCATCTTGAGCATTGGATGGAACAACTATAACAAAATTCATCCATATCATAAACTTGGCAAATACATTGGTTACAAGTCTAATCCTGAAAAGTATCAGCCATGCTTGCACTCTGAGATTAGCGCGATTTTAAAATTGGGCGAAGAAGATTTGCGCAAATATTGTTTTGTTAATGTTAGAATTGATGGCCAAAATAATTTGGCGCTAGCAAAGCCTTGTCCCAATTGTGAGAGAGTTTTAGGTCAGGTTGGATTTAAAAAGCTTTTTTACTCTAGTGATAATGGGTTTTCTGAATTGGGGGTCTGATTTTTTTTCTCTTTTTAATAGGGTGGGTTTTTATTTGGGGGCT